ACTGATTGTATTATAGTTCAGTCGCCTTCGTTTGGTGTTTTTAGAGATATACGAAAGTTTTTGTTAGAAAAAGACAATTTTACTGGAAAGACCCAGGGTAAGATCGTGGGTCGTAATTTAGACGGTAATATTGTACATTTTGATATTGATGCATTTCAGCGTGGTTTAATTAATTATAAACATATCACGACTGATACTATTTTTGATTTCGTGGGCTATAGGGCTTACGCGAGACGGGAGACCTTCTTAGGATTATGTGGGGCCCCTTATATTTTGAAAACCATGAATGGTTGTTTTATAGGAGGGTTTCACGTTGCTTTGAGAAAAGGTTTCCGTGGTTTCGAGGTTTTTTGCTGTCCATTATCGAAGGAGATTGTTGATTGTAATGTTGGAAGTTTAGTGCCTAATTCGTATAATGGTTTGGATTTAAACACAGTTTATAAGACAGACCAGAATTTAGCTTTAGCACAGTCGACGCATCCTAAGTGTCCCACACGCAAACTTGACAAAGGGTCAAGTTTGAAATTTTATGGGAATTTGGATATTTTTCGTCCTAAACTTAAAACGAGTGTAGGACATACTATTTATTGCAAAGAAGTTTTGAATTATTTTTGTATGGATGACGTGGAATATTTTTCACCGAAGAAGGTAAATAGTCGTTTGTGTACATTGCAGACGGTGAATAAAATGTGCTCTAAGAGTACATTTGCACCTTCAGACATCAAAAGCATGACGAAGTCTTTGCTAAAAATATATATTAATGTTGTCGATGAGAATAAGATTAAGGTGAATCCACAACTTCATTCAATTAACGCCGCTATTAACGGCTTGGATGGAGCACCTTATATTAACCGTTTACCTGTAAAAACTTCAGGCGGTTTTGCCCACAAGGGCCCTAAGAAAAAGTATTTTATCTTAGGAGCAGCTAGTGAAGAGAATATGGTTAATTATGATCTAGTAGACGACGTTGCTGAGGAGCTTACACGCGCTTACGAGCGTATAGCCAAGGGCGAACGTATCTCTGCGATTTGGGATTTTACGTTTAAAGACGAACCCATTACGCAAGAGAAAGTAGACGCCAACAAGTGTAGAATTTTTAATTCTGCATCATTGTTTTTCTCTATTTTAGAGAGACAGGCATTTTTGTGGTGTATTCCTCTTTTCAGTGGCCGTTTCCGACACAAGTTCGGATGTGCCATTGGAGCCAATGCTTGTGGAAAGGATTGGACAGTTTTGTATAATCATATTGTTAAATACGGCGTTGACCGCATTATTGCAGGTGATTATTCCAGTTTTGATAAAAGGATGGAACCAGCCATTGTTATGGCTGCTTTCGAAGTTTTGATAGGTTTAGCAGAACATTTAGGATTTTCAGAAGAAGATCGTAAGTTTATGACCGCTGTTGCTACAGAGGTTGCTTATCCTATTTCGAATATTTTTGGTACTGTTGTAGAGTTTTATGGTACTAATCCATCTGGACATTCTTTGACCACTATCATTAATTCAATTGTTAATTGTTTATATATGATGTTAGCGTGCAATCACATTGCGCGCGAGGAGGATTTGGATGTCAATTTTGATAACTTTTTTGATTTCTTTTCATTGTTAACTTATGGTGATGACAATATTGCTTCGTCTAGTATAGACGCGTTCAATCACGTCTCAATTAGTCGAGCATTGGCATGTTATCGTGTTGTTTACACCATGGCAGATAAGGAATCTGAGTCTGTTCCATTTATTAATATTATGGAAGCTAGCTTTTTGAAAAGGTATTTTGTTCGTCGTGAAGACAAATTCATGCGAGCACCGTTAGAAGAAAAGTCAATTAGAAAAATGTTGACTGTTTGTACACGTTCTCGAACTATTTCGTTAGATGAACAGTGTGCAGAAATTATCGACAGTGCTTGTCGGGAATATTTTCAGTACGGACGACGTACGTTTACTAAGAGACGTGCATTTTTGACAAAATTACTTGATAAGAGAAATTTGTGGGTATACCTGAATAGGGATAATTTACCCACGTATGACGAATTGAAAGTAATGTGCTATGGCGAGGAGGCTATTGCACAGTCAGATTTTGAGCTAGACAATGACAATGATGATATGGTTTCATACATTAGTGATGAGGACATATTCGATTTTGAAGATTGTTATTGTATAGTTGTTGATCGTTATCTTTACCGTGAACTTAGTTGTGAACTATGTCACTGTGATGTTAGCGATAACTGTGATGCTTGTTATGACAAAGAGAACAAGATCACTCAAACATAGTCAGGAACGACTTTAAAAGAACTTAGTCCGAAAAAGACGTATAAACTATGGCAGTTAATGACTGCGCAATTTTGATTCAGTGTAATGCACTTAAATTTTATATTATTATGGTAAAAATACATTTTAAAATTGATGGTTTCACACGTACCATAAACGTGTCACCGATAAATGCTCTAAGGTACTCTAGATTCACTCCATGTGAACGTCAATGGTTAGTTGACGCCATTATGGATGATGAATCTATTGTGCCAGATGAGCTTATTTGTTTCATTTATAATCTGGACCCCGCGTCCAGTGCTTTTAGAGCTCCAGTCCCAATAGCTACGGCCCAGTCCGAAGCTGTTGATGATGTAGGAGCCACTAATACTTCTAAAGAGGTCGAACAGAATGTTCAGTTTGCAGACGCTGAAGAGCAAATTGATTTGGTAGTGGGCAACATGACCACTGACCAAACTTTTGGTCAAGGCGCTCAAGCTAATGCGAATCTGGCAAGCTTTTTATCTAGACCTATTGAAGTATTTCGGCGTGAGTGGGCTGTTAATTCACCTACTCCTTTTGTTGATGTGTTTAACCCATGGGCTTTATTTTTAGGTGATCCCAGGGTATTAAATAAATTAGAAACGTTTAAATTGTTGCATGGAACTTTGAAATTGAAGTTTCTTATAAACGGTTCTCCGTATCATTACGG